ACAACTCCATAAATAAAACTGAATATCGTCGCCGCAGGGGAACGACTGGCAAAATCCAGTTGACTTCCCCTTTTTTTCTTGGTATAATCAATTGAGGTAAATCAAAGCAATGTCAATTAAGTTAGTTGTTCTGAAGTCTGGTGATCAAGTGATTGCAGATGTAAAAGAACTTGTGAAAGAAGATGTTATTCGTGGTATTCTCCTGAATAAACCTTGTAAAGTTAGGGCAGCACGTCCTATGCTTTTGACTGAAGAAGAGAATCCTGCAGACACTGGAAATGTTGAAGTTACGTTTTCTCCCTTTGTTCTTCTTTCAGATGATGAAGATGTGATCATTCCTCCAGACTGGATTGTTTGCGTCGTTAATCCGTTAGAGTCTGTTGTAAATCTGTATAAGGAGAAGATTGATGGACAAGTCGATTAAGTGTCTGCTTTTGGATGTTGATAATGTCATCATCACAGAGGTTGAGGAAGTTCAAGCAGAGATTGGTGATCCAAACTGTAAACTGATTAATCCGTATCGTTTCTATCCAGATAAAGATATGGAACCTTGGCCAAAAGCAACCAACCAAAAAGAGTTGATGGTTCGAGCAGAAGATATTCTGACAATGGCAGATCCAACTCCTGAAGTTATTGAAAAGTATTTGAAACTCACTTCGTAATGCGATTTTACACAAACGTCCAAATGGTCGGGGATCACTTCTTGGTCCGAGGTTATGAAAATGGTAGACATTTCATGACCCGTGAGAAGTTTTACCCGACCCTTTTTGTTCCGTCTAAAAGAAAAACAAAATATAAGACACTTGAGGGTGAATGTGTAGAACCGGTTGAACCTGGAACAGTTCGTGAATGTAGAGAGTTTGTCAAGAGATATGATGGCGTAGAGAACTTCAAGATCTTTGGCAATACTGGATACATCTATCAGTACATCTCTGAAAACTACAAAGAGGATGAGATCAAGTTTGACATCAGTAAGGTCAAGATCTCAACGATTGATATTGAGGTTGCTTCGGAGAATGGATTCCCTGATGTAGAATCTGCTGCAGAGGAGATCCTGCTGATTACAGTGCAGGATTACACTACCAAACAGATCCGCACTTGGGGACGTGGACCATTCAATAACAAGCAAGCAAATGTCATTTACAAAGGTTTCAGAACCGAGCACGAACTTCTGAATGACTTCATCAACTGGTGGATGATTGAAGATAATACTCCCGAAGTTGTTACTGGTTGGAACAGTGAACTGTACGATATGCCGTACTTGGTGCGTCGTATCGATAGAATTCTTGGTGAGAAGTTGATGAAGCGACTTTCTCCCTGGGGATTGGTTACTGAAAGTGAAGTGTATATTGCAGGTCGTAAGAACATTCGTTACGATGTTGGTGGTATTACGCAACTTGATTACCTAAATCTTTATAAGAAGTTTACTTATAAGGCACAGGAATCGTATCGCCTGGACTACATCGCAAGTGTAGAACTCGGGCAGAAGAAACTTGATCACAGTGAGTTTGATACCTTCAAGGACTTCTATACCAATGGGTGGCAAAAGTTTGTAGAATACAACATCATTGACGTGGAACTTGTTGACCGTATGGAAGACAAGATGAAACTGATTGAACTGGCAATCGTTATGGCGTATGACGCTAAAGCGAACTATGCTGATGTGTTCTCACAGGTTCGTATGTGGGACAGTATCATCTACAACTACCTCAAGAAGAGGAACATTGTAATCCCGCCCAAAGAACGTTCTGACAAAGACTCCAAGTATGCAGGTGCTTATGTCAAGGAACCGATTCCAGGAAAGTATGATTGGGTGGTCAGTTTTGACCTTAATAGTCTGTACCCTCACCTTATTATGCAGTACAATATCTCGCCAGAGACGTTACGAGACGAAAGACACCCATCAGCAACCGTTGATAGAATACTTGATCAAGAGATAACTTTTGAGATGTATAAGGACAATGCGGTATGTGCTAATGGTTCGATGTACCGTAAGGATGTTCGTGGATTCTTGCCAGAGTTGATGGAAAAGATCTATACAGATCGAACCGTCTACAAGAAAAAGATGCTCAAGGCGAAACAAGATTATGAGAAGACTCCAACTAAAGCACTGGAGAAAGAGATTGCGCGATGCAACAACATTCAGATGGCTCGCAAGATTCAACTCAACTCTGCATATGGTGCTATTGGTAATCAGTACTTTAGGTACTATAAACTGGCCAATGCGGAGGCGATTACGCTTTCTGGTCAAGTCTCTATCCGTTGGATTGAGAATAAGATGAATGAGTATCTAAATACTCTGTTGAAAACGGAAGGCGACGATTATGTCATTGCATCCGACACTGACTCAATCTATCTTAATCTCGGACCTCTTGTTGATAAATTTTTTGGTGCTAAGTCTGGCGACAAAACAGCAGTTGTGGCGATACTTGACAAGATCTGCCAAGAGAAATTTGAACCTTTTATTGAACGTTCATATCAAGAACTTGCGGAGTACGTTTCGGCATACGAACAAAAGATGCAAATGAAGCGTGAGAATATCGCTGAACGTGGTATCTGGACTGCGAAGAAGCGATACATTCTCAACGTGTGGAATAGTGAGGGTGTCCAGTATACGGAACCTAAACTGAAAATGATGGGTATTGAAGCAGTCAAGTCATCCACACCTGCACCTTGTCGTCAGATGATTAAGGATGGTCTTAAATTGATGATGAACGGAACTGAAGAAGATGTTATTGACTTCATCGATCAGTGTCGTAAAGATTTTAAAAATCTTCCTCCTGAACAGATTGCTTTCCCTCGCTCCGTATCTGATGTGGTCAAATATAGATCACACTCGGACATCTATTCCAAGGGAACTCCCATTCATTGTCGGGGTGCTCTTCTCTTCAATCATTATATTAAGGAGAAGAAACTCACCAATAAATACTCACTTATCAACAATGGTGAGAAAATTAAGTTTCTCTATCTGAAGAAACCGAATATCATTCAAGAGAATGTTATCTCGTTCATTCAGGATTTTCCTAAAGAATTGGGTCTTGACAAGTACATTGACTATGACTTACAATTCGAGAAGTCCTTTGTTGAACCACTAAAATCTATCCTAGATGCTATTGGATGGAATGTTGAAAAAACCGTAAACCTGGAGTTATTTTTTACCTAATGGATCTGCCTATCAACGATAAAGAATTGAACACTATTGTGAGTGCATTGCGCTTGGGTGGTGATGCCGCTCTTTATCAAAAACTAAAGATTATCAAAGAAATCAGGGAAGAAAACCCAGGTGGTGCATACAAAAAGATTGCTCGTGAACAGTTTGGATTTGTTATTTGATGGACTTTTTAAAAGAAATTGTAAAAGAAATTGGCGATGAATACACACAACTCGCCTCTGATATTGACGATGCTGAAAGATACGTGGACACGGGTTCGTACATTTTTAACGGACTTGTTTCAGGGTCTATATTTGGTGGTGTATCTGGGAATAAGATTACTGCCATTGCTGGGGAGTCTTCTACTGGAAAAACTTTCTTCAGCCTCGCTGTCGTTAAAAATTTCCTTGACAGTAATCCTGATGGTTATTGTCTCTATTTTGACACTGAAGCAGCAGTTAATAAGTCTCTTCTGGAAAGCAGGGGACTACCTCTTGACCGCGTAGTAGTGGTGAATGTAGTTACTGTAGAGGACTTCCGCAGTAAAGCACTCAAAGCAGTAGACATTTATCTGAAGAAACCTGTAGATGAACGCAAACCTTGTATGTTTGTGTTAGACTCTCTGGGTATGCTTTCCACAGATAAGGAGATCACCGACGCACTCAACGAAAAGCAAGTTCGTGATATGACTAAATCACAACTTATTAAAGGTGCGTTCAGGATGTTGACACTTAAACTTGGGCAGGCTAACATTCCTATGATCGTTACCAACCACACCTACGATGTCATTGGCGCTTATGTCCCTACAAAAGAAATGGGTGGAGGCAGTGGACTCAAGTATGCTGCGTCTACAATCATCTATCTCAGCAAAAAGAAAGAAAAAGATGGAACAGAAATCGTTGGAAACCTTATCAAGGCTAAGACTCACAAGTCACGTTTGAGTAAGGAGAACAAGGATGTTACAGTGCGTCTTTATTACGATGAGCGCGGTCTTGATCGTTATTATGGTCTTCTTGAACTCGGTGAGCTTGGAGGTCTATGGAAAAACGTTGCTGGACGTTATGAGATGAATGGCAAAAAGGTCTATGCCAAAGCAATCTTGAAAGAACCAGAGGTTTACTTCACTGAAGAAGTAATGCAACAACTTGATGAAATCGCGAGGAAAGAATTCTCTTATGGAACGAATTGAGACTACAGTTCTGCGAAACTTAGTTTTCAATGAAGAGTATTCTCGCAAAGTAATTCCGTTTATTCAACCTGATTATTTTGAACAAAGATCTGAAAAAGTTATCTTTGAGGAGATTACTCAGTTCATTGTGAAGTATGGCAATGCCATCACAACTGAAGCACTTCGTATTGAACTTGATAATAGAACAGATCTTTCTGAAATGGAGATCAAAGAAACTAGAGAACTTACTAGTTCTTTGACTGATGCACCAGTAGATGATTCTTGGTTGCTAGATACTACTGAAAAGTGGTGTCGTGATCGTGCTATCTACTTGGCACTGATGGAATCAATTCAGATCGCTGATGGTCAAGATGAAAAGAAAAACCGGGATGCTATCCCTTCTATCCTTTCCGAAGCACTTGCTGTATCTTTTGATAACCATATCGGTCACGATTACCTAGTCGATTATGAAGAACGATATGAGTCATACCACAGGAAGGAAGACAAGATACCGTTCGACCTTGAATTTTTCGACAAGATTACAAAGGGTGGGCTTCCAAATAAAACACTCAATATTGCTCTCGCTGGCACTGGTGTTGGTAAGTCTTTGTTTATGTGTCATGTCGCAAGCAGTGTGTTACTCCAAGGCAAGAACGTACTATACGTCACGCTTGAGATGGCTGAAGAAAAAATTGCTGAAAGAATTGATGCTAATCTTTTGAATGTTCCCATTCAAGATTTGACTGATCTTCCTAAGTCAATGTTTGAAAACAAAGTGACAAACGTTGCCAAAAAAACTCAAGGCACTCTTATAATTAAAGAGTATCCGACTGCCAGTGCACACAGTGGACACTTTAAGGCACTTCTTAATGAACTTGCACTTAAGAAGTCATTTAGACCTGATATTATTTTCATTGATTACCTTAATATATGTGCTTCCGAAAGGTATCGCGGAAACGGTTCTGTCAATTCATATAGCTATATTAAGGCTATTGCAGAAGAACTTAGAGGACTCGCTGTCGAAGCGAACGTACCTATCGTATCTGCCACCCAGACCACTCGTTCTGGTTATGGTAGCAGTGACGTTGACCTTACTGACACTTCTGAGTCCTTTGGTCTCCCTGCTACTGCTGATCTTATGTTTGCCCTTATTAGCACTGAGGAACTTGAACAACTTGGTCAGATAATGGTCAAGCAGTTGAAGAACCGTTACAATGATTTGTCTATTTACAAGCGGTTTATTGTTGGCATTGACCGTGCCAAGATGAGACTTTACGATTGTGAGCAGACAGCACAGAACGATATCCTTGACAGCGGACAAGAAGAGGAGTATAATAACGAGGAGAAACCAAAAAGATCATTTGAGGGATTCAACTTTTGAACGGTTACTTTTCTGTATTTGATCCTAACGGTAAGAAGATTGCTGATTGTGGTGCTCTTCGTGATGCTCTCAACCTTGTTGGCAGCAGAAATAAAAATTGGGAAGGACATTACTATCAGTTCAGACCAGTTTATAATACTATAGATGTTTCATCCAAACGATATCTTTCTTCTGATAAGATTGCAGTCGTTGAGATTGAAGGTCAAACAATACCATTACAACAAAAATTTCTAAACAATGGCAAAGCAAGTTGATTTTGACAAGTACCAAAAGTTTGTAGATGCAGTCACTTCTGATGCTTCTACTGACTTTGTGGCATTGTCCGATCGTCTGGTTGAACTGGACGAAAAGGGTGCAAACATTGAGCGTCTTCTCACCGCTGGTGTTGGCATCAATGCTGAAGGTGGTGAGTTTCTTGAGATTATCAAGAAGATGATCTTCCAAGGCAAACCTTGGGATGAAGCAAACAAGGAGCACCTGTTCATCGAACTCGGTGATCTGATGTGGTATGTTGCTCAAGCGTGTATGGCACTGGGTTATTCTCTTGACGAAGTTGTTGCCCGTAATGTCAAGAAACTTGAAAAGCGTTATCCTGGTGGGCAGTTTGATGTCTACTATTCTGAAAATCGTGAGGTTGGCGATTTGTGAAAGATTTCAAAATCCCCTTTGCTATCGTATCTTTCCTGCTGGTTCAAGGTGCGGGTGCTGTCTGGTGGTCCTCACAAATAGATGGACGAGTTAAAACTCTAGAAGAGCAGAGTCTAAATATCGCCAAAGAAAATCGTAGGTACATTGAGCAAGTGATTCAACCATCCTACGGTATTAGTAAAAATTGGAACAATCAATACCACAATGAGTGGGTGCTAAAAGGAGGTTGGAAATGAGTTGCGACATTAATATTGATATTACACTAAATATCCACGATGCAGCAGCAGTACGAGAAGCACTTTTTCGTTCTACTAAACAAGACAGTTATGAATTTCCATCACAAAGAACTGTGATTATTCGTAACTGCATCCAACAATTGGATGAACAGATCGAAGCAAATCTTCCAGAAGATCACGATCACTGACCCTTCGGGGTTCTCGGGGAATTAGCTCAGTTGGTAGAGCGCCTGCTTTGCAAGCAGGATGTCAGCGGTTCGAGTCCGCTATTCTCCATAAATATTCAAAAACCATATGGAAAAGGAGTATATAAGAATACTTGCAAAAGATTTTCCTGGTCAGTCATATGAAAGTTTTATTGGATTTGTGTATGGCAAACTGACGCAAAAAATTGAAAATTGTGAAGGGAAAGAGAAGAATAAATATATAAAGATACGGCGACGTATGCACGAATACATTTTAAGTAATCGGTCGTCAATTACAAAAGATTTGCGTAAAGCGAAATAATGAAATATTTTTATCAGTTTCAAGAATCTATGGCGGCACAACAAGCCGCTAGGATGGGACTGCAAGGTGATGGTCACGGCGGTTGGTATGACCGTTCTACTGGAGAGTTTGTAGCAAAAACAGAAAAGGGGAGACTCAAGTTCTACAACAAGAGACAGAGAGTAGGACAACAAGATCCTCCACAAACAGAAAAAGAGAAAAACATATCAGATCCTGACTTCAATGATCCTAGTCTTGTGCAGGATGCAATAAATGGAACTCCTGAAGAACAGGAAGCAATGGCGCAGCAACAAGCTGCAGCAGAACAGGAAGCAATGGCACAACAGCAGGCAGCTGCTGAAGCTGAACAAGAACCTGAAAAACCAGTAAGACATCTTCCAGTAGAGAAAACCAAAGGAACTCTCACTGTTGCTTTTGGTCGTTTCAATCCTCCACATCTGGGACACTTGCAGTTGATGGATACTGCTGCTCAATCTGCAGAAGCGGAAGAGAGTGACTATATGATTGTTCCATCACGTAGTCAGGACGAAAAGAAAAACCCACTGGATCCTGATACTAAAGTCTCTATTATGAGACAGATGTTCCCACAGCATAGTGAGCGTATCGCTAATGATGTGAGCACAAGAACCATCTTTGATGTTCTGAAGAAAGCACACAACGATGGATATGCAAATGTGAGAATCGTTGGTGGTGCTGATAGGGTCAAAGAGTTTGAGAAACTTTCCAACAATTACAATGGTGATCTCTACAACTTTGATAACATTGAAGTAGTTTCTGCTGGAGACAGAGATCCTGACTCTGATGGTGTAGAAGGTCTGTCTGCATCAAGGATGAGACTTGCTGCATCCGAAGATGATTTCAAAACTTTCCGTGCTGGTATGCCACCAGAGATGAGACCTAAAGATGCCAGAGCAATCTTCGATACTGTAAGGCAGTCAATGGGTATGATGAATGAAGCGTGGGAGATTGCACCCAAGTATAACTATCAGACTCTCCGTGAAAATTACATTCAAAAGAAAGTATTCCAGATTGGTCAGTTGGTAGAAAATCTGAACACTGGTTTGATTGGTCGTATTATTCGTCGTGGCACAAACTATCTGATTTGTGTTACTGAAGATAAGATTATGTTTAAGTCCTGGATCAAGGATGTTACTGAAGCAGTCGTCAATGGAACAACCAAGTCTGGTGTTGGACCAGATCAAAGACTGGTTGGAACTGATGCTTTTAGAAAGTATGTTGAGAGTATGGTTCCTGGTAGCAGTTACGGAATCCATTTCATAAATAAATATAAGATAAGAAAATAGTATTCTAGAGTTATCCAGATGACTAACAACATATTTGAGGACCTTCCAAAGAGGAAGCATCCACAGGCAGCTGCTGGTGGCGGTGCAGATGCTCCAGAGGGAGGCGGTGGCGGTGGTGCTGCTCCTGCTCCTGCCGCTAAAGGCGGTGAAGGTGGCGGTAAGAAAGGTGCTGCTGGTGGAACTGAGGAGAACTCTGAAAAGAGAGTAAGACAGGCAGTATATGATATCCGTTATCGTGCTAGAAGAGAAGATATTGATCTGAAGGCAGCATACTCACAGTATATGTCTAATACATCTATGAGTGCTCAAGAGCAAGCACAAGTAAAAGCAAAACTATTTGGAAAAGAGGGTGGCGTGAAAGAGCAAGTATCAGTTGACGGTGCAGATTGGGTAGTAGAAGATCTTTCTGCAGCAATGAAGAAAGTTTTTGTTGCAAAAGAAGAAGGACCAATTGAATTGGTTTATGAGCGTATGATGCAGGCAAAGAGAGATGGTAAGGATACCGTTCTCTATAGCATCCGCGTTACTGATCCCAAGTCTGGTAAGACCTATACCAGAGACGCAAACCGTGAGAAGATCACCCAGTTGAGAGCTGCAGGTCTCAAAGTTGAAATGTCTGACCACAAGCCTGGTCAAGCACAAAGAGATATGTCCAAGAAGAATGATGGCAATCTCGCTAATAACTATCCCCCATATAATAAAGTCACCAGAGGAGATGTAATCGCTGGTGCTACTGGTAAGGACCAGATGGGTGGTAAGAGAAAGGTGAGTGAGGGAACTACTCTTACTGGACCAAGAAACGGAAAAAAGATTGATGTTATGAAGTCTGGTGAGATGAATAATGTCACCGTCTTCCCAAAAGATGGTTCTGATCCACAAATTCAAAAACCAACCATTCAGGCTGGTCGTGTTCCAAGTAAGTCACTTACTCTCTTCCAAGAGAAGCACGGAATGGAGAGCACTATTTGTCCTAAGCACGGAACAACTCCTTGCAGGTGTAAGGAAGGTGAAAAGAAAGATGAAAGAGACACCCGTGCAGATTCGACAATCAGAAATGTTGTCAAGAACAAACTTCGTGCAATGGGTATGAAGACTCCATTGATTATGAAGGATCCTGAAGAACTGGAAAAGGAGTATGCTAAAATAGCATCTGCTGACACAGCAAAGATGGTTGATGAAGGTGCAGCGACTGCGGTTCGTTTAGGTCTTTTAGCTGGCGGCGCTCTTGGTGGAGCAGCTTTAGTCAATAAAGCAAAAGAAGCAGCAAAGACATTGAGAAATCAAGCTGACAGGCGTATGGGTAAAAAACCAACCTATGATTCATATTCACCAGAAGGTGAAGTTGTAAGTGAAGAAGAAGCAGATCGTTTGAGAGATCGTCGTCAAATGCATGGTGGTGTAGATGGTAACACCAACTACAATCGTCCTGGAACAGGTGTAAGAACACTTGCTGATAAGCAATCAAAACCAAAACCACATCCAACTAACAAGAGTGCAATCGAAACTGTTGCCGCTGAGTTGAGAGCAAGGTATGGTGGAAGTGCAGTTATTGGTGGATCTTTGAAAAAGAAAGAATCTTGAGCTATATAATGGTAGAACTTTGATGGACTACCATTATGTTAGGATTCCTTCTTCCCCTCGCATCAAAAATTATCACCGATGCCGTTGCCAAGATTCCTGAAAATGAGGAACTTGGTGAGAAACTAATTGACATTTGTTTAGTCATTCTTGGTAAGGCAGTTAAACTGACCAAGACTGATATGGATGATAAACTGCTGGAAACCGTTGCAGCAGCGATTAAATCTCGCGATTGAAGATTTTTATAAATATCAATATAAGATTTTATAGGTAAGGGAACATGGCTCTTTGGGGCAATAAAGATCAGATCGGCTATTCCAAGGGCACGATCGCCGTTAACTTGAGTACTGGGGTCATTACCGGTTCGGGTACTACTTTTGCTACTTCTGGGTTTGAACTCAACAATGGTGATGTAATTACGGTTGGTGCTGGTGCTACTTACGGTTCGGCAGTTGTTCTGTCTGTTGCCAGTAACACTAGTGTAACTGTTGCATCTACCGAATTCCTGATCGCAGATAGCACGAACACCATTCCTGCTGGAACCTCTTATGAGATTTCACAGAAACCTCTTTACTCTGTTAGCGACACCAACTACAAAGCACCAGTTGCTAGTGGCGATGTCAATAGAGAAGTCTTTGGTGTAGATACTACCGAGCAAAGTGTTGCAAACGCAGCATCTGGAGACGCACGTAAGTATGCTCCTGCTCACGCTGGTTGGGTTGGCGTTACTACATATACTGATAGTCACGGAAACTTTAGAGTTAAATCTGAAGTTCTTGTCGCCAGCAGCAGCATTACTAACGACGCAACTGACGATCAACAGTTCCCAGATAGCTGATAACTTGGGTGATTTATGAGATTTGACGAATTGAATGAGAGTAATTATTTACTCTTCGCTATAAAATTCTACGATAACCCACAATCAGTTACTAGGGATGACTTTGAGTCAGACTTGAAGAGGATAAGGTACGTAAAACGTTTATTGAAGAGATATAAGAATTCGGGTGAACTTAAGGTTCACCTGATTCTCAATCATTTGATTATCTTATTCAACGTTTTCAATGATGCTACGGTCCCTCTGTTGTTTTACAATTTAGAGGAAGATCTCTGGCCATCTATTAAAAGTTTTCTGGTATTCTTAAAAAGAGTTCCAGATTATCCACAGACAGTCGTTAATGATATTGAACCAGACTATAACTGTTTAGAAGAGTTAAAATCACTCTAATGGATATTAACAGAGTTATTGACATTATAAGAACCATCAAAGAGGATGCACCTACTATGTCTATGGGTGCTGGTGGTATTGCTGGCTCTGTAGAAGCTTCTAATTATGATCCAAACTTTACTCCTCCTGTAGGAAAAAGAAAGAAGAAAAACAAGTATATCTACCAGAAAGGAATGAGAAAATGGTGGATGGGTGGTAAAAGATAATGTTTAGCAATACCAAGGTTGAGGTTCTAGAATCCAAACTTGATATGTATGAGGATCTCTCTAGAGAGATGCTTACAAAATTAGAGACTGCAGTCGAAAAGATATCTGAAGGTAATAATCGTATTGCTCAAATCCTCACGAAGCACGATGAGAGGATTGAGCAGTCAATGAAGACTGATACTCTTATCATCAAGATGATTGATGAGTTGAAGGAGACGGAGGAAAGGAATAATACAATCATCCACGAACGGATTGATAGATTACAAGTAGAGATCAAAGCATTTTCCAAGTTCCGCTGGCAGATTGGTGGAGTTCTAATTGTGGGAGCACTTATGATCGGTGCCGGTAGTAGAATTGCACCTATTTTCTTGACGCCAGAACCACAGCAGGTTATAATTAGAGAACAGTAATAGACCTTTGTAATGGATCTGATTGATTCCAAATATATTAGTCTGGTCTCTTCACGTCTACAAAAATTTAAGAAGGTCAAACCTGACCTCTATAACTTCCGATGCCCTATCTGTGGTGACTCACAGAAGAACAAGAACAAGTGTCGGGGGTATTTTTATGTCGTGAAGAATAATACCAACTTCAAGTGCCATAATTGTGGTGCTAGTTTGTCGTTCAACAACTTTATCAAGAAGGTTGATGTAACTCTTCACAAACAATATACCCTAGAGAAGTTCAAGGAAGGTCATACTGGTAGAAACTTTGTTACGGAAGAACCAGAGTTTACATTCAAGAAACCTATCTTCAAGAAAAAGTTAGACTTGCCCAAGGCATCTGAAAATTTCTTTGCTAAAGAATATCTTGAAAAGCGCAAATTAAATCCTGACAAGTTTTACTTCACAGATACATTTAAGGAGTGGACAAATACTAAAAAACAAACGTTTGACTCCACATATAGGGATGAACCACGTATCATCATTCCAATGTATGACACGAGTAAGAATTTGATAGGATTTCAAGGCAGAAGTCTAACTCACAACTCTGTTAAATATATCACTGTGATGTTGGACGATGAAGCTCCGAAACTATACGGACTTGAGTCAATCGATGAAAACAAACCAATTTACATCGTTGAAGGACCCTTTGATTCCACGTTCGTGGAAAACGGTGTTGCTATGTGCGGTGCCGATGTTGATGTTGGGTCGTTTGGTTGGAGCGATTATATTTGGGTTCTTGATAATGAACCTCGCAACAGAGAAATCGTCAACAGAGTTGCCAAACTCATCGATAGAGGAGAGAAGGTAGTTATCTGGCCAAACCAGATCATTGAAAAGGACATCAACGATATGGTTCTAGGTGGACAGAACATTATGGATGTGCTAAAATCAAGTACATATCACGGTTTAGAAGCAAAAGTTAAATTTAACAATTGGAAGAAGGTATGAGTAACGGGACGAAAGTTATTAAGAGAGATGGAAAAACTGAACCTCTTGATCTAAATAAATTACACGTAATGGTGGAAGAAGCCTGTAAAGATCTTGCAGGTGTTTCTGCTTCTCAAGTTGAGATGCAGTCTGGCATTCAGTTCTATGATGGCATCACTACAGCAGAGATTCAAGAGATCCTGATTCGCTCTGCTTCTGATTTGATCGATCTTGATCATCCCAACTATCAGTTTGTTGCTGCACGTTTGTTGTTGTTTGCTCTTCGCAAACAACTGTTCGGTAGGATGCACGAAAATCCTTCCGTGAAGGTTCATACAGAACGTTGCGTAGAGCGTGGTGTATATGATCCAGAGATTCTCAATCTCTACACTGACGAAGAGTTTGATAAACTTGAGTCATATATTGATCATAGTCGTGATATGCTTTTCACTTATGCAGGTCTTCGTCAAGTCGTTGACAAGTACCTTGTGCAAGATAGAAGCACTGGATCTCTTTATGAGACGCCACAGTTTATGTACTTGATGATTGCTGCAACGATCTTCTCAAAGTATCCAAAAGAGACACGTCTCAAATACGTAAAGGAATACTACGATGCAATCTCCAGACACAAAATCAACATCCCAACGCCAATCATGGCAGGAGTGCGAACACCTCTTCGACAATACGCTAGTTGTGTTCTTGTTGATGTTGATGACTCCCTCGATAGTATCTTTACTAGTGATATGGCTATTGGCAGATACGTTGCACAAAGGGCGGGAATCGGTATCAACGCAGGTAGAATCCGTGGCATCAACGCTAAAATCAGAGGCGGAGAAGTACAACACACAGGTGTCGTCCCATTTCTCAAAAAGTTTGAGAGCACTGTCAGATGCTGCACTCAAAACGGCATCAGAGGTGGAAGCGCGACAGTCCATTTTCCCATTTGGCATCAAGAAATAGAGGATATCATTGTACTTAAAAACAACAAAGGCACTGAAGATAACAGGGTCAGAAAACTGGATTATTCTATCCAAATCAGTAAACTCTTCTATGAGAGATTCATCCAAAACAGAGAAATCGCCCTCTTCAGTCCTCACGATGTTCCGGGTCTTTATGATGCTTTTGGAACTGAATCATTTGATGATCTCTATACAAGTTATGAATCTGATGGATCTATTCCGCGAAAGACTGTCAAAGCGCAAGATCTGATTCTAGATATCTTGAAGGAGCGTGCAGAGACAGGTCGTCTGTACATTATGAACATCGACCACTGTAACTCTCACTCATCTTTCTTGGATAAGATTGAGATGAGCAACTTGTGTCAAGAGATTACTCTGCCTACCAGACCTCTTCAGCACATCGATGGAGACGGCGAGATTGCTCTCTGTATTCTCTCTGCCATCAACATTGGTAAGATCCATAAGAACGAAGATCTTGAGTCTCTCTGCGACCTGTCTGTCAGAGCACTTGATGAGTTGATTGACTTCCAAGGATATCCTGTGAAGGCAGCAGAGATTGCTACAAAGAGTCGTAGATCTCTTGGAATCGGTTATATTGGTCTTGCACACTACCTCGCCAAGCAGGGATACTCTTACGATGATTCAGACGCTTGGAAGGCGGTTCACGACCTCACAGAGGCGTTCCAATATTACCTGATCCAGGCGACCGTAAATCTTGCAAAAGAGAAAGGTGCTTGCGCGTATAGCAGCCGAACAAAGTATGGAAATGGAATTCTTCCTATCGATACATATAAGCAGGATGTAGATGAAATTGTCGAGAATGAGCTTCACTATGATTGGGAGGGTCTTAGAGCAGAAGTTCTCGAACATGGAGTCCGGAACAGCACGTTGTCCGCACAAATGCCTTCGGAGAGCAGTTCCGTTGTGTCAAACGCAACAAACGGTATCGAGCCACCTAGAGGATACTTGTCCATTAAAAAATCAAAGAAAGGACCTCTTAAGCAGATTGTTCCGCAGTATCAATCTCTGAAGAACAACTATACACTTCTTTGGGATATGACTTCCAACAAAGGTTATATCAACATTGTTTCTGTGATGCAAAAGTTCTTCGATCAGGCAATTTCTGGTAACTGGAGTTACAATCCAACACAGTATCCAGACAATGAAGTACCCGTCTCCGTAATGGCACAAGACCTTCTGACCACTTACAAATATGGTTGGAAGACAAGTTACTATCAAAACACATACGACTTCAAGACTGATGAGGTTGAAGAAACCAAAGAAGGTCTTGATCAATTAATCGCTCAACTAGAAAACGCAGAGGAGGAAGAGTGTGAGTCTTGTAAGATTTAAGACAAATAAAGAGGAAAGACCAATGGTCGATTCTATGACAGTGTTCAACTCGGAGGAAGTTGATACCAAAAAACAACCGATGTTCTTCGGCAAACCACTAGGAATTCAAAGGTATGATTCTTACAAGTATCCAGTCTTTGACAAACTAACCACCCAACAACTTGGTTATTTCTGGAGACCTGAAGAGGTCTCCTTACAAAAGGATCGCAGTGACTATCAGACATTACGCCCAGAGCAAAAGCACATTTTTACCAGCAATCTTAAGTACCA